ACCAACAGGGACGGGAACATGAACAGGTACAGGAACAACCGATCCAAGAGCAAGTTACACGATTTCTCAATGGATTGGTGCTTTAGGTTTAGATCCTTCAAAAACCACAAGAGGAGGTGGTAATGTAATTAGTTATGAAGGTGATGTTGATTTAAGAGGAAAGGGACTTACAAATATTCCGATTAAATTCTCATATGTAAGTGGTAAATTTAATTGTAGTGGGATGGGACTAACTTCATTGCAAAACTCACCTACATCGTGCTCGGAGTTTGATTGCTCTAATAATAATTTAGCTTCTTTAGTAGGTGGGCCGGAAACTGTCTTTAAGAAATTCACTTGTAGTGGAAATCAACTAAAGGATTTCGTTGGTGGACCTAAACAAGGAGAAAACAGCGGGAATCAAAATGTAATAACACTATATGATTGTTCTAATAATAAATTAGAATCGTTGAATGGGTATCCTACCAATTCATATATAGTAACTTTTAACTGTTCTAATAATAAAACATTAAAAACCTTAAAATTCATATCCGGTGGTATAGGCACGATAGACTGCTCAGATTGTGCTATTCCAAATTCTGATATTACAAATATTATGTTTACAGCACAAATTATAGTCGCACTAGGTCAGTATACACCTACTTCGGAAGCATGGGATATAGAAAGATGGTTAAACAGGATTGGATCTTTAAGTATTGAAAGTACTTCTCGTGGTATTTAACATTATGTTTAATCGTTACATATATTCAGTAAGTATATATTTATATACATGAATGAAAATCAAAAAAATATTACAAAAGCGATAATACGTGAATTTGTCAAAGACTACCTGATGGAAGGAAAAAAGCCATCAGGTGGCCTTTCCAAATGGTTTAAAGAAAGATGGGTTGATATTTCACGTAAAAGTAAAAAAGGTGGGCATCCACCATGTGGTGCATCCGCTGGTAAAAAATCAAGAAAAGGTGGAAAAAAAGCATATCCAAAATGTGTACCTGCGAGTAAAGCAACATCAATGACTTCAAAACAAAAGAAAAGTGCGGTAACACGTAAAAGAAAATATGGTTCAACTAGACGTGGAAAAGCAAAAATGGTTTCAACTTATACAGAAGGTTAGTTATGGAAATAGATAAAAGATTAGAATGGATTCTAAAGGGAGTTGCAACTTTAGTAGCTGTGTTATTTGTGTTCTATATGTTTAAAGATACTCAAAGTTCAAAAGCAGGAATTAAACAATGGACAACAACAAAAGATAGTTTAGAAGGCGTAATTCAAATGTATCAAGCGGAATATAAAATTCTAAAAGAACATTCTGATAAATTAGATTCCATTATAAATAATCAAACCGAGAAGGTAAAATATATCAGAAAAAACTTTGTTATATTTAAAACACCGAAAATCAATAATTCAGATTCAGCAACAACATACATTAAGAATTTTATAAAAGAGTGAGTTATGAAATACATATTAGTTTTTTTATTTGCAACTACAATTATGTTTTCTAAAGAAAAAGAAGCTATTAAGAAAATAGATTCTGTTGTTTGTTTTAATAAAGTAGAAATTACAATTCTTGCTAATAAAATACAGACATTGAAAGATTCTATTGATTATTTGAAATTAATAGTAAGTGAACAAGACACATTGGTTAATTTATATAAAACAAGAGTTAATTGGTACAACACTATGTTAACGAATCGCCAAAAAGCATTTGACGCTTGTAGAATTCAATCTGATGCACTACAAAGAACTGTGGATGAATTACAACCACGTTGGTACGATAACAAATTATTGTGGTTTATGAGTGGAGCAGCAACGGTAGTTTCAATAATATTGGTTACTAAATGAGTGGTATTCCAAAGAATCTTAAAGAAATTGTAAAAGACGAGTATGCAAAATGTGCTAAAAATCCTGCGTACTTTATGAAACGATACGCAAAGATTCAGCACCCAACTCGTGGCAAAATGTTATTTGATTTATACCCATTCCAAGAAGATGTATTACATGAATTTAATAAACACCGTTACAACATTGTACTCAAGTCAAGGCAGTTGGGTATTTCTACATTAATTGCTGGTTATTCGCTTTGGATGATGTTATTTAATAATGACAAAAATATTCTTGTTATTGCAACAAAACAAGATACAGCTAAAAACTTGGTAACTAAAGTTAGAGTTATGTATGATAATTTACCAAGTTGGTTAAAAACTGGTGTTCAAGAAGATAATAAACTCTCACTCCGTTTTAAGAATGGTTCACAAATTAAAGCAGCATCGGCTGCATCGGACTCTGGACGTTCTGAAGCATTATCACTTCTGGTGATAGATGAAGCAGCGTTCATTGATGAAATTGAACCAATATGGGCTTCCGCACAACAAACTCTTTCTACTGGTGGTTCTGCCATTATAAATTCTACTCCAAACGGTGTTGGTAATTTTTATCATAAAAAATGGGTAGATGCTAAGTTAGGGCAAGGTGGATTTAATCCAATAGAATTATTATGGCAAGTTCACCCTGAACGTGACCAGTCATGGAGAGATGAACAAGATATTCTACTTGGACCAGACATGGCTAAACAAGAATGTGATGGAAACTTCTTAGCGTCAGGACGTGCAGTTGTTGATGGTGAATTGGTACAATGGTATGAGCAAACACACGCAATGGATCCAATTGAAAAACGTGGTGGTGAGGAAGCATTATGGATTTGGAAATATCCAGACCCTACGAGAGATTATATTGTAATTGGTGACGTTGCACGTGGTGATGGTAATGACTATTCTGCATTCCATGTTATTGATGTGGAAAGTTTAGAACAAGTTGCTGAGTATAAAGGTAAGTTGGATACAAAATCCTACGGTAATACATTAGTTTCAATTGCAACTGAATACAATGACGCATTACTTGTTGTTGAAAATGCGAATGTTGGTTGGGCAGCAATTCAACAAATAATTGATCGTGGTTATCAGAACTTATATTATACGTACCGAGAAGATGGTTACGTTGATCCATCGGTACAATTACCAAAGGGCTACGATTTAAAATCGAAACAAAATATGGTGCCGGGTTTTACAACATCATCAAAAACACGCCCACTCTTAATTTCTAAATTAGAAACATATTTCAGAGAAAGGGGTCCAATAATTCATTCAAGACGATTAATTGAAGAATTATATGTATTCATTTGGAATGGAGCAAAAGCAGAAGCACAACGTGGTTATAATGACGATTTAGTAATGGCTTTTGCAATAGGGTTATGGGTACGAGATACCGCTATGAAATTAAGAAAAGAAGGTATAGAACAAACTCGTTTAAGTTTGAATTATATTAATAAATCTGCAACTCCACATAAAACATCATATTCTTTCAATGATAACAATAATGGTTGGAGTATGAAAGTAAATAATACAGACGAAGATTTAACTTGGTTGATTAAATAGCGTTTAAGTATTTTTAATCTATATTTATATAAATACTATTATAATAGGTGATACATGGCTGAAAAGAAATCATTGTTTGACAGACTTAAAACTCTGTTTTCTACCAATGTTGTTGTAAGAAATGTTGGTGGTAAAAAATTAAAAGTAGTGGATACCGCTCGTTATCAAGCGGATGGTAATCCTCATACTTCAAAAGTTATTGACAGATACGGTCGCCTACATGGTACTCGTGGTACACCTATTTCTGTTTACAATCAGTATAATTCATTTTCAGCAACAAAGATAGATTTATACACCGATTATGAAGCGATGGATACCGATGCAATTATTTCTTCTGCATTGGATATTTACTCAGATGAAAGTACATTGAAAAATGATCAAGGTGATGTTTTAACTATTAGAACCGATAATGATAATATTCGTAAAATTCTTAAAAATCTTTTTTATGATGTATTAAACATAGAATATAACCTTTGGCCTTGGATTCGTAATCTTTGTAAGTACGGAGATTTTTATTTGTATTTGGACGTAAAAGATGAATTGGGTGTAACTAATGTTGTTCCTTTTTCTCCATACGAAATGCAACGTGAAGAAGGAACTGATCCAGAACATATTTATATGACTAAGTTTATATATGAAGGTCCACTTGGAAAAGGTGAATTTCAAAATTATGAAATAGCTCACTTCCGTTTACTCGGTGATACAAATTATCTTCCATATGGCAAATCAATGTTAGAAGGTGCAAGAAAATTGTATAAACAATTGGTTCTTATGGAAGACGCTATGTTGATTCATAGAATTATGAGAGCTCCTGAAAAACGTATATTCAAAATTGATATTGGTAACATTCCACCAGCAGAAGTTGATCAATACATGAACACCATTATGAATCGTATGAAAAAAACACCAATGATGAATGAACAAACTGGTGATTATAATCTTAGGTTCAATATGCAAAATATGTTAGAGGATTTTTATTTGCCAGTTCGTGGTGGTCAAGCAAATACTTCAATAGAAACACTTGCAGGACTTCAGTATCAAGCGATAGAAGATGTTGAATATTTAAGAAGTAAAATATTCGCTGCTCTAAAAGTACCTAAGCCATTTTTAGGATACGATGAAAGATCAGACGGTAAAGCAACACTTGCTGCATTAGATATTCGTTTTGCAAGAACAATTGAAAGAGTTCAAAGAATTGTTGTTTCTGAATTAACTAAAATTGCAATCGTTCATTTGTATGCGCAAGGTTATGAAAATGCAGATTTAGTAAATTTTGAATTGAATTTAACTGGTCCTTCCATTATATACGAACAAGAAAAAGTTGCTTTAATGAAAGAACGTGTTGATTTAGCAGGTTCTTTAATTGAAAAGAAGTTATTCTCAATGAAATATATTTACGCAAACATATTCAATCTTTCGGAAGATGAAGCAGAATTTGAAAAGAATGAAGTTCTTGAAGATATTAAACACGCATTCCGTCAGAAACAAATTGAAAGTGAAGGAAACGATCCGGCTGTAACTAAAGAATCGTTTGGTACACCACACGATATTGCAACACTTACAGTCAGAGGCGGTGGTAGAGTGATAAACGATGTAGAAACTCCAGACGGTGGATGGCCAGGTGCTGGCAGACCAGCTAAAAACCTAAATTATGCAACAGATAATCATCCAATGGGAAGAGATCCAATCGGTAGTAAAGATTTAGGTAGAACATTATCGAGGACAAAAACTATAAGACCAGAGAATAAATCTGATTCTTCACTTTCTTTAGAAAATAAAGAACTTGGAAATTTACTTACTAGTATGGCCGGAATTAAAATTAAAACTAAAAAAATAATAGCAGAGAGTCTTAAACCCGCTGTTAAAGTAGAAAATGAACCAAATATGCTTGACGAAAATAATTTATTAGATGAATTATGATTTTTGTTATATTTATTTAATGATAATGTACATTAACAGGTATAAGGAAAAATGAAAAAAATTAAACATTCAAAGTTTAAAAATACTGCGATGTTATTTGAATTACTAACACGTCAAATAACATCTGATATTATTTCTTCAAACGAATCAGTAGCAATACAGATTCTAAAAAAGTATTTTAACACAAATACCGAACTTATAGAAGAGTATAAGTTGTACAAGACTTTATGCGATGAGCGTCTTAAATCTGATACAAAAGCAAATATGCTTATTGAAGCGGTATTAAAAGCAAGGCGTGGGTTAAACAGAAACAAACTAAATGAAGAAAAATATCAACTTATTAAAACTATAAAAGAAAACTTTGATATAGATTCATTTTTCCAAACAAAAGTTCAAAACTATAAACTACTTGCTTCTGTTTATAAAATATTTGAAAATAATGAAATAGATAATCCAGTTGAGTTTACTAAATCACGTATAACAATTTTAGAAACAATTACTTCTAATAGTAAGCAAAAAATTGTTAATGAAGAATTTTCTATTAAAAACGAACCAAAAGAAATTAGATTATTAGCGTATGCATATTTAGTTGAGAAGTTTAATAGAAAATACGGTGATTTAAGTGAATCACAAAAAACTCTTTTAAGAGAATACATTGGAAATATTAGTAACACTAACAATTTAAAATCTCTTATACAATCAGAAGCGGTAAGTGTAAAAAATACTTTTAAGAAAAATATACATAGAGTTAATGATAAATCTTTAAAAATAAAATTAATAGAAGTTATTAATCTTTTAGATGATTATTCAACAATCAAGAAAGTAGAAGAAAATCATATTTCTGCACTTCTTCGTTATTACAGTTTAATAGACGATTTATCATGGAGTAAATAATGCCAGGCATAAATGAAATACATCCTTACAATTTTCCTACATCACAAGCAACAGAGTTTGATACAAAAGGTCATCCAGGAAAATTCATTAAATCAATCACTTGTACAGCTGGTACAACTGCATTTACTAGCTCTAATTTTGGTGTTGGTGGACTTATTGTAGCAACGAGTACTACGGGAACAGCATCGTTATCTTATGGTGGAACAATAGCACTTGCTACACTAGCAACAACACAAGCAGTCCATGAATTATCTTTAAGTAGTGTTAAAGTAGATAGTGGTACTGTATACGCATTAGTTCGTAATCAAGCAATTAGGTAACAGTATGGATGTAAACGCTTTCATACATAAAATAAAAGAATCCGAAGAATTTAAGGTGTTTGAGGAAGAAGCTGCAGTTGGTAATGTTACAGCCAATGTTGTTGGTTATCAGACCCCAAATGCATTTTCTGCTAATGAAGATGATTTTGAACAACACAATAAAGAAACTGCAGAAGTTTACGGATATAAACTTGTTCCAAAGACTAAAAAAAGAAATCATGAATCTGTATATAAACAAACTATGCGTTTATTAAATGAAGCATCTGTTTCTGTATTTGCATCCGATGGTGATGAATTCAAAGATGGAGTTTTCCACAAAGATGAAGCCACTTGGAAAAAATACGCACCTGTAAAAGCAGAAACTTCTGGATATAAAATAGTTAATGAAAAGAATGTTTTTGGTAAAACTCCAGAAAAATTAAAATCTGTAAAAGAATATTTAAGTGAAGCATCATATAAAGAATTCCGTAAAGATGAAACAAGAACTACAAACAGAAAAATAAATGATTCTATTCAACGTATAAATAGAATTATGTATGAAGTTGAGAAGGTAGTAGACCACACTTCACGATTAAAAACAGAAATGGCGGTTGATCAAAGAACTCTATGGGGAGAATCAAGAAATCGGTTGGTAAAAATATCAAAACGAATAAACAGAATTAGTAAAAAAATACACGAATTAGGTGCATAATATGAAACAACTACTCGTAGATACTATACTCTTTAGTGCAAGTCCAAGAATGATTGCAGAATCCGAGAGAAAGAATGACGGTAAAGTTATAGTTTCTGGAGTTTTACAGAGAGCTGAAGCAAAAAATCAAAATGGAAGAGTTTATCCAAAAAAGATTTTGATGCGTGAAGTAAAAAAATATACTGAAACAAACATCAAAGAGAACAGAGCGTTGGGAGAGTTAGATCATCCAGATTCATCTGTAATAAATCTTAGAAATGTTTCTCATAATGTTTTGAGTGTAGATTGGAAAGGCAATGATGTAGTTGGTACAGTAGAGATACTCCCAACCCCATCTGGTAACATTCTAAAACAACTGCTTGGTGCTGGTATTAGACTCGGCATTTCTTCTCGTGGGTTAGGCTCAGTTGAAGAAATAAGTGAAAATACAGTTGAAGTACAAGAGGATTTTGAATTAATAGGTTGGGACTTTGTATCGAATCCATCCACACAAGGTGCATTCATGTATGCAGATGGTTATCAGAATGAAGGTTTAATTAGAGAGGGTGTTAGTTTAGAAACTATTTCTAAAATTGATCCTAAAATTCAACGTATTCATAATAACATTACAAACATTATCTGTGAAATTGGAAATGTTTGTGAATGCATATTTGGAGATAGATAATGCCTGCCCTTTCACAACAACAACAAAAATTAATGGGACTTGCTTTAGCAGTTAAGCGTGGTAAAATTCCTCTTTCAAAAGCAAGTAAGTCTATTCAACAACTTGCTAAATCTATGTCTGAAAAAGATATTGAAAAGTTTGCAGCAACGAAACACAAAGGACTTCCAAAAAAAGTTGGTGAAAGTAAATCAACATTAACAAAAGAAGAATTAAATCAATTGGTTGCCGACGCTGTACAAGAAGTAATGAAAGAGAGATTTAGTACAAAAGTTCTTACATCTGAACAAAAAAGAATGTATATAGAATCAATTGGTAGATATAATGAATATCGTGCAGTAGTTCATCGTTCAAAGCAACTACCCGAGGTTGTATCTGAAATTAAAAGAATGGTTGAATTCGCAAGTAAAAATATGGTTGAAGAATCTGGTGATTGGTTTGAAGGCGTTTCTCATAGAAGAAGTTCAAAGCAGTTAAAAGAATCTGTGAAAGTTTTTGAACAAACAACACAAAAGATTGTAAAACTACAAAGAACTTTGGAATCGATTTACGAGAATATAGGTAAACATCTCAGTAAATTCTATGAGATAAAAGATATTAATAAACAATAAGGAAAGAAAGTTATGAATGATAGAGTATACACACACTCTAATGCTGCTCATGTAAAAGTAAAAAACACAGGTATGCCGGTTGATGTTATGATTAAAATATTCAAACGTAAAGTAAAAGAAGCAGGTATTCTTGAAGAATATAAAAGTCGTATGGAATATATTAAACCATCGAAAAAGAAAGCTGAAAAAAGAAACGCTGCTATTAGAAGACAGCGAAAATTAGACGCAGAAAACATCTAACATAGCAGGAGTATTTTTAATGACCTCGCATTATATCGAAGAAGTTATCCGTGAAGAAATACGGAAAATAATCGAAGATATGAATAAGTCTTCTTACTTATCGGAAGAAGACGAAGAAGCACCTGCTGCAGAAACTCCAGCAGAAGAACCACCAAAGGAAGAAGAAAAACCTGCGGAAGAAAAACCCAAAGAAGAAAAACCCAAAGAGGAAGAAAAACCCGCGGAAGACAAACCTAAAGAGGAAGAACCTAAAGAGGACGAAAAACCCGCGGAAGATAGTTCAAGTGAAGATAGTGAAGAGAAAACAGAAGAAGAACCAAAGGAAGACGAATCATCAACCGGCTTGAAATCAGTTGAGTTGGCAAACCAAGTTGAAGTTCAAAACTTAAATAAAAAATCTACAAGTATTGGACCAGAAACTCAAGGAAAACTTTTGGTATTTGAATATGAAGATATGTTAAACCTTTACGATGAAGTCGTTGTAAATAAAGAAGATGAAGAATCTAAAAAGAAAATCGGTTTAATAACTAAAAAGATTCAAAATATTTCAATTCTAAAACATAGTATAATAAGTAAAAAACCATTGGATAAAGAAACTACAATGGCTTTAGATTATTATTACAAACATACTTCTGATATAAATGAATTAGTACGTTCTGATATTCAATTAGCAACAAAAAAACAAATTGAAAAACAATTAAGACTTGGTAAACCAAAAGACAAAGAAAGTAAAAGAACTCCAGAGTTTACAGACTCTATACAATCGTTTACTATTAATAGTTTAGACTTTGCATTCAGAGAAGAATTACAACGGTTAGACTTTAATTTGGTTGTATATCGTTCGGTAGAAACACCAGATGTTTTACAACATTTCTTAGACGCTGGTACATGGGTTGATAAGGGATATGTTACCACTTCCCTAAATCCACTTATAGTTGAAAGCTTGGATAAAAAGCGATTACCACTTTTTGAAATGCTAATACCAGCTGGTTCATCTGTACTTACACTACCGTGTAAAGTAAATGATTATTGTCACGAAACAGAAATAACCTTACCGAGAAATTGTAAATTTACAATCCACGGATATAATGAAAAACGAAATATATACAAAGTATTAGTGGAGCAAATCAATGCCTGACGAGAAAAAGGAAAAGAAAATTGATACTAAGGATAGAGATAAACGATTTCTTTATACGGAAATTGATTTGAGTTCTATTTTTGGTATTCCCGCCAATGAAAAAAAATCACAAAAATAATAAAAAATTAACAATACACCATACTTATTTATGACATAATACCCTATGAAGAATCAATATTATCTTCAACTTATAGGGGCATATACTATTTTTATATTAATTAGACGTTAACAATAACGCTAGAATAGTTGGAGATTTTAATGAATGATTTATTAAGAGAAGCAATTGCAGACGCTAAAGCAGTTAAGGAAGTAGCACTTGCAAATGCAAAACTCGCGTTAGAAGAAGCGTTCACACCTCGCCTACAGTCTATGCTTTCTAAAAAACTGTCTGAAGAAGCAGAAGCCGAAGAAACAGAAGAACCTGTTGAAGAATACGGTTTCTACAATGAAGCAGATGAAGAAGAAGAACCAGCAATGGAAGAAGGTGAAGAAGGTGAAGAAGAACCAGCAATGGAAGAAGGTGAAGAAGGTGAAGAAGAACCAGTTGAAGAATACGGTTTCTACAATGAAGCAGAAGATGAAGAAGAACCAATGGACGAAGATTTGATGGAAATAATCCGTCAACTTGAAGAAGATTTAGTATCGTCTGATATTGGTGGTGGTGATAATAAAAAACCAGCTCCAAAAGCATCATCTACATCTACTCAAATGAAAAAAGAAAAATTGGTTCAATTGGTTGAAGAAGAAGGCGAAGAAGAATCAGAAGAAGTTGCTGAAATCCAAGAGATTTTACGCGCTCTTCGTGAAGAAGAAGAAGCCGAAGAAGCACCAGTTGAAGAAGGTGAAGAAGAAGAAGTTGACATCAAAGAAGTTTTACGTGCTCTTCGTGAAGAAGATGAAGAAGAAGCTCCTGTTGAGGAAGGTGAAGAAGAATCAGAAGAAGAACCAGTTGCAGAAACAAGACTTCGTGAAGCATATGCTGTTATTAAGTTCTTACGTTCAAAAATCAACGAAGTTAATCTTTTGAATTCAAAGTTATTGTTCTCTAACAAATTGTTTAGAAGTAACTCTTTAACCGAAGCTCAAAAAATGACTGTTATTGAAAACTTTGATCGCGCAACAACTCTACGTGAAGTCAAACTTGTTTATACAACTTTGGGTGAATCATTGAAAGGTGCAACTAAAACTCGTCGAATTAAAGAATCGTTTGCATCTAAACCAACTGCAAGCACACGTCCTTCAAGTAATATTTTGAATGAAGGCGATGTTATGGCAAGCCGTTTACGCAAATTAGCAGGTTTAAAATAATTTTATTATAGGAAGAAAAAAAATGAGTGTACAATCTTTATTAAACGCTTCTGGAAGTCCCCACAAGCAACTTATCAAAGAAAACCGTCAAATAGTTAACAAATGGTCAAAGACTGGTTTACTTGATAACTTAAACAACGACTATGAAAAGAACTCTATTGCGGTTCTTTTAGAAAACCAAGCAAAACAACTTATAGATGAATCAAATCGTACAGGTACAGCAGCTGGCTCTGAAGAATGGGCAGGCGTTGCACTTCCATTGGTTCGCCGTATTTTCTCTGAAATTGCTGCGAAAGATTTTGTGTCTGTTCAACCAATGAACTTACCATCCGGTCTTGTATTCTTCTTAGATTTCAAATACGGTACAGCACAACCTGGATTCACTTCTGGACAAGGTAAAGACACACAAACTGACTCTGTATTTGGTGTAACAGGTGCAGAAGCAAAAAATGCTGATCCTTCAGGTGGTCTTTATGGTGCAGGTCGCTTTGGTTACTCGATCAATGAAGCAAGTATTGTATCTACAAAAGCAACTGCATTGTCTTCAACAGAATTCGTAACTGGCTCTGTATCATCAGCAACACCATCTCTTTACCAACATGACACAGAATTCCAAAACGCTTACTCTGCATCTCTTGCAGCTGGTAAGATTATCACAATTACTGTTCAATCTGCATCATTATCAACACCTGATTTTGAAGCAGTTCGTGCATTCAAAGTATCTGGCTCAACAGTCTTAGGTTATTTCCCACAATATACAACAACTGCAAACGATAATTCAACAATTACTTTTGTTGTTTCTGCATCAGCAGCTCCTGCAACAGTTGGTATTGCGTATGAAAAACAACCTACAGCAACAACTCGTGGTGACTTTGAAGATGGTTTGGCAGGTGCAAATCTTGATATTCCAGAAATCAACTTAGAATTACGTTCAGAATCCATCGTTGCTAAAACACGTAAATTGAAAGCAGTTTGGACACCTGAATTCGCACAAGATTTGAATGCATATCACTCAATTGACGCAGAAGCAGAATTGACTTCTATGTTATCTGAGTATATCTCTCAAGAAATTGACTTAGAAATTCTTGATATGTTGATTAAGAACGCGCAAACAACAGAAAGATGGTCAGCACGTATCGGTCGCATTTATGATGGTGCTACAAGTGCATTTGCAGATTATTCAACAGCACAAGGTGCAGCAGCTGCATATAACCAACAAACTTGGTTCCAGACATTAGGTACAAAGATTCAAAAAGTATCCAACATTATTCATCAGAAAACATTACGTGGTGGTGCAAACTTCTTAGTATGTTCTCCACAAGTTGCTACTCTTCTTGAATCAATGCCTGGCTATGCAGTTGATGGTGAAGGTATGAAATTCGCAATGGGTGTACAAAAAGTTGGTCAATTAAATGGCCGTATCACAGTTTACAAGAATCCATATATGTTAGAAAACCAAATGTTAGTTGGTTTCCGTGGAACACAATTCCTCGAAACTGGCGCG